CTTGTCTTGCTAATTCTAATTTCTTTAATGCAGCCTCAGTTGGTTGTTTTGCAACTGGTACTGTAAAAGACTCTAAGTGATCATAGTATGATCTCCATGATGTTGCTTGTAACTCATCAAAGTCTTTTGTAAGAATGGACCTGTACATGTTTTTTGTTGACTCTGATGTTGGAAGGTTATCAATAGATGTGTTTAATTTAGTCCTTGCTTCTGAAACAGCGGAAACCATTAATCTTTCAAATTCTTCTGGGCCTACTGATCTTGCAATATCTGCAAGATTTTCTGCAAGAAACTTTTTGGCCCCACCCTTCCCCATTATGGCATTGACTTGTAACTGTTCGGTAACTGATCTTGGATCAGTTGTTGTGACTCTACCCTGAGCCATTGCCCGTGGTTCGCCTTTATCATTTACTCCAGTAACCGCAACACCTTGATCCACTACAATATTGCCGCGAATATTTGCGGGTTGTAGATCTCTGTCCCTTCTTATTCCACTTGCAATAAATTGACGAGCGGCTTCTGAAGGAGTAAACTGTCTTCCACTACCTGCCTCTACTGTTTCACTTATTGCAAATTTCTTATCAAATTCTGATTCAACACCAAATACGACATCGCCCGTAATTGGGTGTGTTCTCTTTACTACTACTTGACTTGGAGACTCTAGTCCAAATAAGGAACTCATTAATCTTCCGCTAAGCATTTCTGCTTCTGCTGATTCAAAATTAGGATGAGATTTGTATACTACTTTTCTTCCCGCTGCATCTACATATATTCCATTTAATCCAGGGAACGCAGCACTATATCCACCAATGCCCTGCTCCAATGCTCCAAATTCTGATATTGGTAATTGACTACCCGGACCACTTTGTGCTAGTCGTGTTGATTCCCGTAATTCTTTTTCTAATTTAGTATTAAACTTTTGTGGCATTCCAAGGAATCTTCCACCACGATTAAACCTTGGAATTTGTCCACCTTTATTTCTATTAATTACTTGTCCATCATTGATTGCATGAAGTAGACCTAAGTTTTCTCTGGTAGATTGTTTGTTTACCACAAACTCTCCAGGAGTTAACATTGCAGGAACAGTGTCTGTGTTACCCATTCCTGGAACTATCTTGCTTTGTGATTCAAAAATCGGTCCACCGGAATTTCTATGGACAATTGGCAAAGATCTTAAAAGCCTTCCTCTAAATGCTCCCGCACTCATTGGAATTCTTGACGTTTTCTTTCTTCCCCCTTTACCAACCGATGCCTGAGTAAAAGCATCATACTCTTCAAATGAATCATATACTTTATAATTATCTCCACCTTGTTGATTAACTCCACCACCAGTACTGATATTTCCTGTTCTATAGGCTATAATTTTTCCACTATCAAGTTCAACTGCAACATATCTAGTTTTACCTGCTCCATCTTTTTCTTGCCAAGATCGTTTAATTCTTTTTTCTTCTAATGCTTTAGCAATTGCACTCTCACCTATTTGACCAGAAAGTCTCCATCCTTCTGTTGCCAAAAAATTATTTTTTCTTCTAGAACTTAAACCACTTTCGTCTATTATCTTCATAACTCTTTTACTGATAATAGAATCATCTAGCACCATATTTGGACGACTTTTTCCTAACCACTCTTTTAATCCTTTTTCTACTGCCAATCCTAGATCAGGATCTATTGATTTCATATAATCAAACGTATTGCTTCCACTTGATTTTATTGCTTTTAAAAATTCTTCTGCGGTTACAGGATTTTCAAAATTTTTATTTCTGTTTCTTTTTTCTAATCTATCGTTTATATCGCCTCCATTCTTTAAATCTATTCCAATTCCAGTAATGGGTCTGGCTTTAATGCCAAGAGCATCTGCTAGTTCTTTTAAATCTTTTGGTAAAGCAATTGCTCTCCTTGGGTGGCCTCTTCCTTCAATATCTTCTCCTTTAACCAGATGAGTAAAAGTTGACTTTACTGCATTACCCTTTTCATCAGTTTGTCCACCTCCATTAAATGCCCCCATTGTTTTTCCATCATTGATTGCATGAAGCAATGGAAGATTTTGAGCAGTTGACTTTTTGTTGATTACAAATTCTCCAGGTGTTAACATTGCTGGAACTGTATCGGTACTTCCAACACCTGGAATTGTTCCACCTGTGTTTCTGCGTAATCTTGGTGTTGGTACTGGTGGTCTGCCCCCACCGCTAGGAACAGGTGCTCCACCCATTGATCCCATCTCTGCTCTAGCAATACCTGCGGCGCGTGTAAATCTTTCATATTCTGCGGTAAGGCCAGCAACCGCTCCTCGTTGAAGAAGTAATTTATCAGTAAGAGTTACAGCACTACCTTCAAGTGCTTTAGTTGCAGTTACCGCTTCAAGTTCTCCTTGAGCCAACCAAGTAAATGCTGAAGCATCTCCTTTAATTCCTGCAATGCTTTTTCTAAAAAATTGAACAGTTTTAATTATATTTGCAAAACCATTGCCAAGCAGACCAATTGTCATAAGTATTACTGGTCCCAGTCCTGCAACTACCGCAGTTATTACGGCCATCGCATTCTTTACACCGTCAGGAAGATTATTAAATGCATCTGCAATTTTTGAAACCATGTTTACTATTGGAGTAATACCCTTTAAGAATGCTTCTCCAATAGGAGCAATTGAAATTTTAAGTTGTTCCATTGCTGCCTGAAATTTTACAGATGTTGATTCAGATATTTGACCAAGTTCTTTTTCTGAAATCTTGGCTAAATCGGCTGCTGACATTCCTGCAATATCCATTGCTCTTGCAGCCTGTCCTGCATCTTTTGTAATATTAGTAAATAAAGCACTCATTCTTGCGTACTGATATTTACCAAAAACTTGTTCAAGAACTTGCTGACGACTAAATTCATCTAGTTTATTAATTGCCGTTCCAAACTCAGTAATGATACCCATAAGGTCGCCCTTATTCTGAGAGATTATTGAATTTAGATTTACCCCCATTTTAGCCAAACCTTCAGATGCCCTACTTGTTGGATTAATTAATGAGGCAAGACCAGACTTCAAGCCATTTGCAGCATTTTCTGCACTTACTCCACCCTCGCGCATGGCCGTCATCATGATTGCAAGGTCTTCAACACTACCTCCAAGACCCTTAACTACTGTTGCAACTCTTGGAATAGCAAGTGACATGTCTTCCATGGTTAAGATTGTTTGGTTTTCTACCGCGTTTAGGTAATCAACAGTTTTTCCAAGATCTTCATTTGATATTGCAAATGCAGTTTGAAGTGAAATGGTTGTATCAAGTGCTTGATTATAATCCATTTGACCTAGGGTTGCAAATCTTAAAGTCTGCTCTGTTGCGGCCATTAATGCTTCATTTGTTGCTCCTGTAGCGGCTGCGCGAGCACTCAAGGCAATTGTTTCTGATAGCGTAATTCCGTATTTGGTATATTCCTTGCCAAGACCCTTTACTGCTTCAACGTTTGAGTCTAATTCTGCCTTAGTCGTACTAAGATCACCATAAACTCTTTTAAGTGATATAGTTGCCTTGTCTATTTCCATAAATGTTTTAGATGCTGCTGCACCAAATGCAGCAAGTGGGAGCGTAAATCCAACCATCAACTGACGCCCAGCCCACTGAGTATTCTTTCCCCAGTTCAATAATTTAGTTGAACCATCATCAAGAAGTTTATTAAACATTTGCTGACGTTGCTGAGTAATCGCAAGATCTGTAGCAATTCCTTTTGTTAATCCTGTTGGAGTTGAGGCAATTGTTCTTGTAACTCCATCTACCGTTTTTCCAAGGGCAAGGTATTGAGTTTGCATTGATTTAACTCTAGACGTAGCAACTTGCTCAATAGTGTCAAATTCTCTTCTAAATAATCTGCTTAGTCCCGGCATTTGAGATGCAGCATGTCTTGAGTATTCTCCAAGAGATAGGCGACCCTCATCTAAAGATCTTGAAAATCTTGTCATTGATGATTCAACTGGAACGATTCTTGAAGTGAATAAACCAGTATTATTTATGCCATCAATTAATGCTTTGTTTAAACTTTGCTGTGATGCTGCGGCGGTGGCATTGCTTGTTGCAACAGATCGATTAAATTGATCAATTTGACTTTCAAGCCTTTTAAGGTTTGCCAATGCAGAAGACGAATTTATGTCTATATTAATGATTGCATTTACATCTGCCATTATGTTTTCACCTTAATAAATTATACCATTTCTTGTTATGCCCAACTGCCTGATCCATCTCCTACATTGTCATAAGAAAGACCAGCGCCAATGCCAAATCCAGCCTGTGAAGCATTTATTCCTTGAAGAGATGTTATATCATTTGAGTCTTTTGCAGTTCCCCCGCTAAATACTCTTGCCTTGAGATCTTCCCATTCTTTTTGTCCCTTGCTTTCAGTAGAATTTTCATCAAGATCAATTCCTTGAATTGCTGCAAGAAACTTATTATGATTATTTTCTTTTTCTCTTATTGCTGTTAACGTTGCGGTTAATTCTGGCATAGAAAGATTATCTTCTAATTCTTCATAATCTTTCCAATTTCCTAAGAGAAATATTTCTGATTCAAGGACAGCGAGGTCTAATTCTGACCAAGTAGTGCCGCCGCTGTCGCCTGATCGTTTCCCTCTGCGTCCAACTTAATACCAGAGGCAACTTCAATAATCTTGTAAACCATTTTAATATCAGCAACATCTTCAAACTTTTCACGATCTCCTGAAAGATCTGGAGCATATTGTTCCATTGCAATGAGGGCACAATCAATAAGGACATCCATTGAGTCAACATTGCTTGAAGCAACATCAACAACAGTGTCGAACTTCTTCATGAACTTACGAAGAAGTGAAATCTTTAATGGACGCATAGAAATCTTTGTTCCGTCCATGAGAACTAGGTCTGTTTTTTCAAAAACTGTAGTAGCCATTTTATTTTACCCTTTCTAAGGTTAGTAAACAAATTATATCATGCATGACAAAAGCCCCGCCGAAGCGGGGCTGATGCCTATTAAGTTATGATCCTATCATGAAGATGGGACGAGACGGTCAACAATCTTTCCGTAAGAACCGTTGTTTGCTGGGAGCAAACGGAATGAAACTTCAAACATTGAAGCCGCATCTCTCTTTGCAGATACTGTAACGTTCTCAATTGAGAGCGCACGGTAAGCAACATAGATTCTTTCGATTGAACTACCTGCTGCACAATCTCCTGTGCCAGGTCCGATTGCAACAAGTCCACGCTCTACTGGGCATTCGCCAAGTTCGCCTGCCTTGATTTCCATTACGTCTGCATAGTTAACAGTTCCCAATTCAATTGGGTTGTCCATCTTTACATCCTTTGCAAGATCTTCACTGCTTGCAGCAACTGCAACGAGAAGGTTCTCAAGTGTTGCTTCTGCAAATGCTGTATTAAGATTAACCTGCATACCTTGCTTGTACAACTTTGCAACGTCAAGAAGTTGATCTACTTGAACTTCACCAAAGTCAGGTTGGAACTGAATCTCCAAACCATTTGATGTATATCCGACGTTACGGACGACGCTTGAGTTTGAAAGTGTTTCGCGGTAGGCTGTACCTGCCACGAAATCTGGTAGTGCTGGACTGACGTTTGCTGGATCGAATTCAGCAGTGCTTGATACGAAAAGTGCTGCTGCACCAACGATAATCTGCTTTGAATCACCACGACTATAAGCCATTTTACTTCACCTCTATTTTCCTTTGAATTTTTTTGCTGGCGTTTCCTCAATACTAATTATACTAGGTATTTATGTCAAAAAAGACTCAATCGGTTCAGTAAAATGATATTCAGACTGAACAATAAATTCCGTAATATAATATGGTCTTGTACTGAAGTTTCTATTAGTTGAAGACTCAGACTGGAATACTCTTAAATTATGAAAATATACCTTATATTTATTTCCCTTTAATCTATTCCATTCATTAATGTCCTGAGCAGCATCATCCATTCTGTCAAGAATGTATTCGATTGCAAGACCCCATTGCAATGATTCTATGTCTGTTGCCTTTACTGCATAAAGTATATGATCTTTTTTTATTGGGTAGAACGGGCTTCCAGTTGTTCTCATCATTCTATCGTAGATGATATAAGGTTTATTTTCCCAACTGGCTCCCGTTGCTGAATCGCTAAGGGGGAAGAATGGCAAGGTAGAGCCATATCTACTTGCAAAACTTGGCTCAATATCTTTCATTGTATCCCATAAATAACCGTTTACGGCTAGTACTGGCAATGTTAAATCTGTTAGACTCATTCGACTATTCCCTTAATATCAAAATATCTTTTACCCGCTTGAATTCCTATATTTTTCCCATTCATAACTCCAGCAGAAAAAGATTCGGTAAATTCATTTGCTGTTGATAGTTTATTAATAAGTGGTTTCAATAAGCCGTTAGTAAAATAATTATCAAAAAAATTATTAACGGTTGATCCAAACCCATTAGCCACTTCATCCCCACCAGGATGATCTATGTATATAGCATTTGTAGTAAATACTGTTTCCCCATTATTTTCAAATGCAAGAACGTCGCTATTCTTTGGTTCAATAACTACGGCAATTGCATTTTCCATAATTGTTGCTTTATTTGTAAATGGTTCTGAAGATGTATCGCTAATAGACTTTGATGGAAGAAACCTTCCTGTGATTGAGATTGTTCTTCCAGTTACCGCTGTATCGAATTCAAACAGCCTTGAGGCTTCATTTCCAGCCTTTCCCCACTCATATACATGATGAAGTTTTAAGGGGTTCATTCTTGCTTGTGAATCTATATACTTTTTTAATGTAATTGAAGTAAAATTTGCTAATTCATTATTAAAATTAAGTTTATTAATATCTATTCCCTGAATAAATCCTTCAGAATACTCAACGGTATTCTTAAATACTCTTTGTAATTTAGAATTATCTACTCTAGTTGTTAGCATATTACTAATTCTCCTTGAATATCTGAACGTTCTAACTGTATCTTAAAATAGTCCACTTTATTAAATGGACCTATATATGGCTGATTGGCTTTTATTTCATATATTGTTGGCTGCCCACTATAACCTCCAACAGTTTCAATAAAGAATGAATCTTCTGGTTCTGTACCGCGAATGTTTTTCACTAAAACACTGGATAATGGATAATACTCTCCAGATAAAGACTTTCTTAAATCAGTTTGAGTTCTTCCATAAAGCATAGTTTCTAATTTAAAAAATATATCCTTATTTGCAGAATTAAATGTAAAATTTTCATCATTTGACTTATCACTAATTGAAAAAATTGAACAGTGCTCTGTTCTATCAAAAAACCAAGTTTTTACCATTTTTCCATAATCATCTTGACTTTCTACTGAATAATAAACATCCACATGCATTGGAAAGAATAGACTATAGCAAGGAAATAACTTCATTACAGCACACCAAGACGATAGATCGGTCTGACATAAGCAGAAAGAATTCTATCAGCAATCCTATTACCAGTATCACTGAATGCTAAATCATTAAACTTTATATTAAATTGATCGCTTTTATATTCTGATATATATTGATTTACATATGGAAGATTATTACATTTAATATCATTAATAATAAGTCCTGTTGCTCTTTTAATATCTTGTGGAATAATAGGCCAACCTGCTTCAACAATAACTACATAGTCCCATCCTGATGGAAACATTGCTGCATTTGCCCCAAAATCTGAAAAGGTCTTGTTATCATATACATCGTATGCAAAGTTTGGTGAATCATTAGTATTGTATAAGGTAAATGAATCAGAAGCGCCTCTTCTAGTGTTTACTGGCTTAGACTGATTTCTATTTAATCCGTTTGAATTTGGGACAGACATACTTATTGATGCTTTATCTGGAGTAATATAATAATCTCTTACATTTGTCCAAGTTTCTGGATCTGCTGGTTCTGTGTCATAAACAATAATATCATTTTCATATACTCTAATAATTTTGTTTAATCTAAAAGGAACTGATAGGTAGTCATTACCTAAACCAACGGTTTCTACAGTCTCTCTCTTATACATAAATCCACCAGTTATTGAATTAATTATTGCTCTGGATATTTCTTCATATACTCTTGCATCTTCAATATCCTCTGGAGTGTCTGCAATTGTTTCTGGATCTAGGTATGGTCGCATAATAGTAATAGTGTCTACCCATACAAGATCTCCTCGTAAAATTGTTGTTTCTGGTGTCATTGAAAGATTATAATAAATCTCTCCACGATATTCATCATCATACCTAGAAAAATAATTAGGCAATGATATTGAAATAACACCGCTTGCATCACTAGGAGTTCTAATTTCTACAAGATCTCCACCATGATCATCAAGAATGCAGAGAACATATTCCGTATTTGCATTAAAGTCAGATTGAGTAAATGTTAATGGGAATGGCTGTACTCTTGAAATCTCCATATGCTATTTACCGAAATATGTTGCAACTTCTTCAGGGGTAGCACTACGGATACCTTCCTTATTAAGCCATTTTTCGGATGCCTCCTTTGTTACAATATTGTAACCCTTTGATAATGAACCAATACCTGTCCATCTAATATTCTTATTTGACCAAAGTGCAACCTTATTATCGTCCTTAGGCTTTTCTTCAACAATGATCTTCTTGAATGAATTGTCTGCCGCTTTTGATCCAAGGGTATTGTCAGACTTTGCTTGCATATTTGAAGACCTTGGTGGCTTAACTTTTTTTGGACCAGTAATAACCTTGTTATTTTCTGCTACCGTTGCTTCTTGAATTTTTACCTTTTCTATAACTAGGTTTTCTTTAGCAACAGACTCTGTTACCTTTTCCTTGACTACTGGTTCTTCTTTTGTTTCAATAACAGTTTCAACTTCTAAATCTTCTTCTACCTGCTCTACTGATAATTCTGTCATGACAAGTACCTCCTTTTATAGTAATTATATCATTATATGCTTAAGGGGAGGGGCAAAAGCCCCTCCCCAAAGCATAGCATTGTTTTGATTAGGAAACAACTGGTGATGCTTCTGCGAATGCAACTGCGTCAAGTTCTTCCCAAGTAAGACCAAATCGAATAAAGATTGTATATTCGATTGTGTCCTTCTTTGGCTTGTATTCACGGTTAACAGTAATATCGCGTTGGAATCCCCATACACGGTTCTGTGGGAATGTCAAATCGACATAATCCGCAGGGTAGTAAGGAACTTCCTGAACATCGATACCAAGAACGCGAGTGGTACGAGCGCCACCGAATGTCTGACCATTACCTGAAAGGTAATCCTCACGACGACCTGGTGTTCCACTAACTCTTGGCATAAGTGCCTCAGAGATAGCATCTGCAAGTGTACCGTTGTTCTTTACGATGTTTGCAAAAATATCTGTACCTGCATAGAACTTAAGTCCTGACTTGATTGCACGGTACTTGCGTGGCATTGCATAAATAAGTTCCTGCATTACCTCTGGTGTCCATCCACCTGTTGTATCAACTACGGCTTCATGTGCATCGCCACTTGTTGTGACCTGATTCACAAAACCATTCATGATACCAAGGAATGGGTCCATTCCTGCATTTCCGTTGATAGCAAGGTCTTCAATATCATTACCGAAAGCGTTTGTCATCAAACGAACTAGGTGATCTTCAAGTGCGGAACCTTCGATGTTATCTTCAAGTGCCTCAGTTGAAACCTCCCAGTCAAGACGAATCTTCTTTGTAGTAAGTTCTACCTTTGTGAATGTTGCACCAGCATTTTGGTATTCACCAAGTGCCTGTGCTGCTGAACGAATAACACGCTCACCAACGTTCACCTTTTCAAGTTCAATCGTGTTTGCACGCATTGTAACTCTACGGCCATCTTGGGCGAGAACTGTTGCATCCCAGACATAATCGATGAAACGACGTGCCTGTTCTGGGTTTAGAATACCACCTGGAGCACCAGTTGGATTAACTGCGTTTGGTCCTGTTGTATCACCATAGTTTGCAACTGGAATATTTCCTGCTGTTCCCCATGCATCACCACCCATAACTGGATCGGTTCCACCGATTCCTAGGTTGGCAACTGCTCCTTGACCCTGATACAATCCTGGATTTGGATCGCCATACTCTCCAGTGTCACTTGGTTGATTCTTAATAATTTCTTGTGCCATTTTCTTTCACCTCCTGAATTTCTTTCTGTTTTAGTTAAATAGATCGGCATTTTTGAGGAAACTGCCGCCCCATAGTGATTTTCTAACCACTACTGGTTGTTCCTGCAAGATCTCGCCAAGATCAGCAGATTTACGGAAAGCGGTGTCCTTTTCTACGGCATCTACCCGCTTACCAAAACTATCCTTTACTTCACTTACCTCATTGCTAACTCCAGCAATGGACTTGTTAATGCCTTCAATCTTGGCATCAAGAGCCTTTACTGTTTCAGCAAGAGTGGAAAGTGCAGATGTAAGATGATCATTAATGCTATCAATCATTTTGGTTGTTGCATTAACATCCTCTTCACTGACTGCTGATGGTGAAACGGCTTTCTTTGCCTCGTCATTCATTTCGCCTTTTTCTTCGGCCTCTGAATAGGCTTTCTCTGTCATTTCATCTTCTGAGTCTTCTTCTGTTTCATCTTCTTCTGTAACTTCAATTTCAATAGCCTTCTGCGTGTCATCCATGGTGACAGGAATTGCGTCCTCCATTGGTGGATTGACTTGATCTTCGCTCATGCCCTTTTCAATTTCATCTACAACGATAATATCTGAATCCATCTTGCTTACCTCCTTCACCTCTGATTTACTAATCGCATTAACCTTTTCTACTAATGAAATATTTTTAATAACGCGACGATTGGTAGGTATTATTATACCGTCCTTTTGTGAGTATAATTTTATTATCACAACAGGATCGTCTGCTTTTGCCATAACAGCAACTTCTTCAGACGAAAGTCTTGCTCCACCCTTAAATACCAAATCAATTACTCTTCCATAATTACCTTCAAATTTAACATATGAATCGATATCAATGTTTTTTTGAATCATGGTTTTCTTTGTATTAATAATTATTGCCTTTATGACCGATGCCTTTTCTGCATCGTTACTTTCTACAAAACCAATATTTGCCATAGCCTTATCGCATTGAGGACACGCCTTATTATTTGCATATGACATTTGAATAACGTCGTCCATCTTGCACCAGAACACGTTTTCAATTGTTGCTTTCATAAGGTATCCTGTACCCTCTCCCTTTTCAATGCTAATAACATTGGCAAATTGATTTGCTGGATTATCGACTAAAGAAAGTTCGCTCAAGGAATATGCCTTGATTACTTGGCACTTTTTCCCCAACTGCTCGTCGTATACATCTTCTGTTTCATGGATCTCCCCACCAATTGAAAATCCTGTAAGGGTTCCGTCAATGACTTTTTCCCATGTATCTTGAGCACCCTTGCTCACATAAGCGGATACATAGATTCCGTTATAGAATTTATTTGTATCCTCATCAAAGTATTTTTCTTCCTTAAAAGAAACTACCTTGCCCACAGATATCGGTTGATGCATCTCTCTAATATTGCCTCTAAAAGATTCAAAAGCCTTGATAGATGCTTCTAATGGAACAATATCTCCCTGCTTATCAAGGTTATCTAGGGTTGCAAAGCCATGCACCATTCTCTTTTCAACATCAATCTTAGAGATTGGGGTAGAAAAGTTTAAATGATTGCCATTAATTGCTGTTTTAGTTTCCTGAAATTTAATCATGACTATTGTAATTATAACATCATTTATAACGAAATCGTTATGATGTTTTTGCTCCTTCACCTTTAGGATTTCTACCTGTTACTGCTCCAGCACCATCAGACTGATTATTTGACCTTTCGGTATCCCTTGCTCTTGTCTTAGAACCATTTGCCTTAGCATCTGCTGCCATACGGGGATTAAGTTCAAGAGGTTCATCTCCACCATCCATTTGTGGATATCCTATTCTTTCTCTTGCCTCGTTTGGAACAATAATTTTATTCTTTACAAGTCTTTCAAGGATCTGAGATTCTGCAATTTCATCAGTAAGACTAACTTGATTAAAGCATAACTTGATAACATCTGTTTTTTCTTTGATAATCTTATTTACCGCTTTTTGGATATATTCTTGTAAGGGTTTTGCAACTTGATCTCTAAATGTTCTATCTTGACTCATAGCAGCAGCAAGTCCAGTATCTGATCCACCTAACTTAGATAAGGGTACTTGGTGAGCCATAAGGATGTCATCACGATTTCTTACTCTATATTCATTAAATGATGCTTCTTGCACACCATTCTCTACAGGATGCATTTCAAACTCAATCTTGCTCCCCTCGCTATCGCCAGGAAGTGGGATATACAGCGTTCTATGGCTTTGACCCTTGAGTCCAGTCTGAAAAAATCTAAACAACTTATCTTCTGCTTCTGGGGTTAACTTAGCACCTTTTACGGTAATAATATATCGTGGCACTGCTTTGTTCTCAAAGTAGTCGATATTGTACTGTGCAGCCATCTGATCTCCACGGAGTGAAGTCATTGCTGCAATGATATCTGGAACACCATAAAATGTGTTGAGTGGAGAATATTCTTTAAGATGAATGACCTCGTTGGGTCTATTATCAGTTGTTACTGGGTTGGAGTTTGTTGCACCAAAATTTCTAAAGTATGTAATAGTTCCTGCAATAATCTGAATATAGCCGTCATGCAAACGACGTACTCTCATTGTGGTTGACGGTATATGACCAATATATCCAATTTCTCCTGTGACTGCCCTGCCAATTTCAATATAACCATTTCCTGTGGCTTGCATATCCGTAACGACCTTTTCAAGAGTCTTTGTTAGACTATCGTCATCATTGCAACTTTCTATCCAATCAGCCATTTGAATCTTCAACTGCTCAATACGCTTTTTGGCTTTATTCTTTGCAGAATCGCTTGATGTTGCTTCTAGTCTGAGCAGTGTCTCTGTGGTCATGTCGAACTTGTAACCAAGACCAACAGTATTTGATACTTTTGCATCTATTGCTGCATGGTTGGCAAATGACGTATCATAATACGCTGAAAGTTCATATAGGTTATATGGTGGAGTAATAAGATCGAATATTCCATAACCGTTTCTATATACCTGACCAGGATTAATCCTCTTTGAATTTGCATCGCCACTAACAGATTGCCCGATTGCATTTGCCTCAGATAAATATCTTTCAGAAATCTGACCATCTGCTTGACGAGGAACGTTATTGATTGTTGTATTCGCTTTTTCCATACGGGATACTCTGCGCTTTAGATTCTTATTTAATCCATCTAGAGCAATCAGATCTTCCCAACTCTTATTAAAAGGATCTGCATTCAAGAATTCACTATCAATGATGGCATCTGCCAACTTTGCATCAATAAGGAGTTCTGACATTATTCAGCATCTCCGTATACCGCGAGAGTTTTCTGTGCGGCAGCAACAGCACCAAGATCATTCATTGATGGAATCAAACCTTGATCCAAGCGATCAAGTTGCTCGTCATATTCTTCATCTGTAGCCCTATTTGCACCAGCATAGAACCATGCCTCACCATCTGGTTGACCATATGATGCTGCGGCTTGACGTATTTTTGACATTTGACTGATATCACCTTTTACGGAAGGTATATTGAGCATTCTGCCCTCTCCATCTTTAAAAAGATGACCATTGGGTAACCTCCAAAAGTAAAGTCCCCACTCATAGCCAAACATGTTTCTTTGACCAGTACCCTTGTCAATATGCGTTATCTTAGTTTTACCAATTTTTGGTTTTCTTGTATTACTCATAACCATCATTGTACCAGATTATACTGGTTTTTTGTTATAGGAGGACCATTCTGGACTATTGTTAACAACCATTCTAGTTTTTGTTGGGTAGATTGAACTATAGGTTTCATCCTTCATGCTGCTTGCAAAGACTGTTAGCCCACTATCTGAAATTATTAATAATTCTCCGTCATCTACAATTTGTCTGTTTGTTCCAGTATATGACTTATACAATGTTTCTGGGCTTACTCCATAAATATTCTTTTCTGCAAGTTTGAGAACATTATCCCATTTACCATAGGGATCTGTGCTACCTACCCAATACTGCCAATCAAGTGGGGTAAGTGGAGTTCCATTAACATTATCCCATCTCCTATAGATAACTGACTGTGCTTCTTGTAAAGATGTTGCCTTATAGTAGGCAATGTCATTAAACGTTGCTGATTGGAATAGATTCAACGCCCCCGTGTAATTAGAGAATCCGATAGTGGTTCCAAAATTAATTCCAATAACAGTCCATCTATCCTTTTCTAGGTAAGGCGTTATAACTTCTATTCCATCTTGATAGAATGTTAGATCTACATATTCTTGACCAGTGGTGAGGTTTGTTGAGAACAATCTGCCTCTCGTTGCACTCTGATCCGATATAACATTGAATCCTAAGTCTAGACTTGCTGAGTCTAATGAGAATAGCGTTGTTGGTGATTGAGTGAACGTGTCATCGTTATACTTTATCCATAATTGAATGGCACTGATCTTGTCCCCGCTTTTTTTCTCAGAGTTTATTGGCATTGAAATTCCTCGTTCTACTTGGAATTCTCTTGCTCCTAACGACTCTATTCCTGAATATTTTGTCAAGTATAAGTACGGTGAAGAATCTTTGTATATTGAATATGGATTCTGCTTTGAGTTGTCATAATAAATACCAGTTTTTGAATATGGATAGAGTTTGTTTCCAAACCTTGTTCCAACATGATTAAACGCTGATGGGTCTAAAGACTTTGAAGATAAGGACATCTTTCTTATATTGAGTGGATTGGTCTTGACTCCATAGATATTGGCCTCTAAATGTATTACAATTGCTGTATCTTCTATCCCAAAAGTTTTTGGTGGATAGATTACTGACTGATCCTTTATCTCAAACTTTGTGCTAAATTGATTTGGAAAAGATGGAACGTTCAGTACATTCGTTGATGGAATGGCTTGTGATTGTGGATAATCGGATATTGGTCTATTGGCTCCATCAGATATCTTTTGAAAAGTTATGTATGATCTTAGTGATGATTCAGAGAAGTCATAACTTCTTATAGTTACCGTTTTGTTCTTTAATTCATCATAATCATCGTATCCAGATACTAAGGCATTGTCCAATGCGTCATAAGGCTTTATTGTTGGTATTGAGTATGCCTCAGATAATTCCTCATATGACCAACTTCCAGTCACATCGTCTTCTACTAATACAGTTGTTGTTGGATATCCTATATTATATTGAATAAAATCAAGGTCATAGAAGTATTTTCCATACGAGTCTTGAAGAGATCCTGCAAAATATGAAAGTGGATAGTATTCTTCCCAATATGAAGAAACTCCAATATCAAGATAGTATAAGTTAAAATCTTTTGTTGGTAGCAACGTATATGATCCAAGATGATTATTTAATAATTCTCCATCTAACGGAATGGCGATTCCATTGTCATCAAAATGATTTTGAATTTTTTCAAGATTTGTTTGATTTGAGAATCCTACTCTATAGATCCATCCAGAGAATGTTGTTGCTCCATCTCCACCGACTTTTATCTGAATTGCAGACGGGTTACCAAAAAACTCTCCAACTTGACTCCCATAAGAAGAAAATAGTTTTGGAAGGTTAAGTCCTACAACAAAGTGAGAATCTATTTCAACTGTTTCAGTTTTAAATGTTTGAGGTATTGTTGAATTAGCCTTATATAAATTATAAGTAACATCTAAACCATCTATATCAATATTAAAAGAATCTCCAGTCGTAGAGTTATAGAAATGTATTAGTGGTTCGGATACTATTGTTGGAGACTCTACTTCAAATACCCCCCAAACTGCACGAACTACATCAGTTAAGATATTTAATGAATTAAAGTAATAGTAACAAGGATCTGTCCAAGTATTATTCGGTCTAAATGACATAAAGTTCGCATGACCAACCTCTTGTATAGCATAACTATCATCATATAAGTTTTGAAGTGTTTTCTCTCCAATAAATATATCTGGTAATTTATAATCTGGAATCGCTAATGATCTTCTTGTTGCTGATAGATTTTCTG